GTGTTATTTCTGTTAGTTTAATAATAGTCTCTGTCATATATATAAGACGTAATTTAAGGGGGTTTTGTTTCTTGATAGTCAAATGTTAAAGTTTTGTTAAAATTATATATATCCTTGTTTATAAGTTATAAACATTTGTATATTTGCGTATAACTAAAACAAACTAAAACAAAATATTATGATAGATTCAATTATTAAACTAACAGAAATAACACAATTACGATTAGGGACTAAATTAGCACATTTAGAATTAACTTTAGAAAACAAAGCTAACTCAAACAAAGCAACATTTTCCTTGCAGTCTACAGGCATGAGTTTAAGCTTATGCTCATGCCATTTAGTTGCAGAAATAAAAATGCTAAGTAATTGGCTAGATGAAGATTCTAGCAACGATGATAACCTAAGAGATAACGACGCCGAGATTAGAATATTAGCAAAGAGGTTTATTAAATTACAGAAAGATTTAGACGCTGAAATATCGCTATAAACAACTAAAAACAAGGGGAGCTAATCACTCCCCTTTTTTCTTTACCTTATCTCTACCTTTCCACGATTCGCAAGCAAATGAGAAACTCCGTACCTCAGCGCATCGAGACTATGATTGTACAAATCACAAAATAAATTAGCGCCCTTATCCGAATAGATATAGTTGTTTAATTCCTTTGCCATATTGTTAGATTCTGGGTGTACTACTAGCTCGTAGTCTTGAATCAATGCCACACCTGCCGCGATACTCCCTGCGCCTTTCTTAGCGCCTCTAATATTAAGACCTAGCTTTTGCATCTCTGCGATAGTTCCTGCGCTTGCGCTGTCTCCTATGATTAGATTGCGCCCTGCTCTCTGTCTATTGATTGCGTATATTTCTGAGATGGTTAACTTCGATTTATAAAGCTCCTCTTTTGCATAGATTATTTTGTTCTTTTTATCTATCGCAATTTTTACTAAGGTTGTCGGGTCTGTAAAGCCGTAATCCTGTCCAAAGATAACCTGCAAGCCGTCGGGGTTAAACTCGCCGAATCTCCAATTACTATATACGACGCCCTCCGCTTTTGATAGCCAAGAGCCAAGCACGACATGATTGTATTTGATTGGATTGCTGACTTTCATATCCTCGAAATAGTCTAGTATCTCGTCGGGTACAAATTCCAAACAATCGAGGTAGGAGGTATGTATATAACAGACGTTATCCTTTACGCCATTAAAGCCCTCTTGCACGCCTCTACTCTCGTAGTACTTCATATAGATAAAATGTTCCTTACTCGTAGGGTTTAAGATTAAGACCTTTATATTTCGGTTTGGATTGCTTGCGTCGTTACCTCTAATCGATAGCACTATCTTATCGTAGATTGCCTCGTCTTGCATCTCCTCCGCCTCGTCAAGTATTAACATAGAGAAATCCTTTAATCCCTTTAGGTTTGCACTTTGCACAGCACTACCTGCTTTTAATCCTTTAAAGACTATTTTGCTCTTATTGAATTTTGAGACAATCCTATTTTGTTGCGACTCGAAAGAGTCCTCCAGATTCATGATTTCGATTTTCTCCTCTACCTCTGCAAAGATGGAATCCTTGAGAGAGGCGTTTGTGTACCTTGAATATAAAATTCGATGCCCATACTTCGTACAACTATTTAAAGCGCTTAGAGACGTCGCAAATGACTTCTGAGAGAATCTGCCGCCTGTTATAATAAACGTATCCACGCCGTCGGGTATATCGAACAACGGCGCAAATTTTTCACTGAGCTTTATGTTACTCATTCTCTGGAGTTACGTCAATAGTTGAGGTAAAGGATATAGTCGGAATGTTTACGCTATTGCCCTCCGAGGTTATATCTACGCTTTGCATAGGTTTACCAATTGTATACTCTAGGTAGAGCTTGGCGCTCTGGACGTCTCCTGTCATAGCTGACGCCTCTAAAGTTTGAAAGACAGCTATAAAGTTCTCTTGAGAGGTTGCCTCCGTTATAAGCTGCTTAAATTGATTCTTGCGTCTGTCTATTCCTTTTGTCTTTGTAGACCAACCGACATTGCCTGCTCCTTTTGTCATATTATTAATAGGCACTAACTATTAGTATTAGTCCTATATATAAGACGTAAATATATATACTATTGTTTCTTATATAAAAAAACCCCACCGATTAAGGCAGGGCTAACAAAACTAAACAAAACAAAACTAAACTTTAACGAGTCCGTTTCTGTAGTGGTCTATAACTACGCCCGTTTTTAATGTGATTGTCTTATAAGGTACTATTGAGTAATTTACGAGTATTCTATTTATTAATTTTGTCATGGTTTAAAAGTCTAGGGTTAGTGTTGCTATAAATAAATACAGCTTTATAGTTTTGTAATTGTATTCTTTGGTTTGAGCCATATACTCCCAACCGAACAAAAAGCGGTCATGTGGGAAATGGAATTGTATTTCGAGAGTCCAGTTCATTATATTGGCTTTTTTGCGGCTTTAAAGCCTGCGTTAAATTCGTGCTTAGAATGGTCTCCTATAATAGTAATTAATTTGTCTATTTGATTAGTAGTTAAATCTAGGTCTTTGTCGAATAATCTTTTTAGTGCTGTTTTTAATTCCATAATTTTGTTATTTTAAAAAAGACGAGCAGCCTCCTAGTAACCGCGCAACGACCAAGTTTTATTGTTAGCGGACAACTCCCGTCTTTTGTTTATTGGTTTATGTATCTTAATGTAGTTAGGGTAACCATAGCTTCTTGCTTTGCTCTTGTAAGCATACACACCTCATCTTTATCAAGGCTGTTATCTATACTTGCTTGAATGTCATTAATCACGTGTTCTAAATTGTTTGTTATTTCTTTCATATCTGTTTTGTTAAGGGGGTTTTTACACCCCCGTTGTTTATTTTACTACTTGGTATATTTTTTTTAAATCTCTTGTTATTCTCTCATATAATGCTACCTCTTGTTGTAGGTTAGCTCCTTTGATATACCAAGAGTATTTTTGTATTTCTGTTCCCTCTAAGTCTCTAAATTCTTGTCTTGTAATTGCTTTCATAATATTTGTGTTTAGTTGTTTTGTTTTTGTAAAGATACAAATGTTTATTAGTTATAAACACACTAAATACAAATTTTAACAAAACTTTAACATTTCAATACTATTCGTTTAAAACCTCAAATATTAATTGACAAGTTTCGTACTCCTCGATATGCTCAAAGTAAAGCAGGGCGTCTCTGGAGAGAATCTGCTCGTCCTCGTCGGATAGCGGCTCAAAATTATACTTGTCGTATTCGTTATAAACAAAAGTACATACATACTGAATAGACTCGTCTAGTAAATACTCGACCATAGACCTATAAAATAAATCGTGCGCGTCTGTATAGTTTTGATTTGTAGCCTCCTCAAAAAAATCGTGAGGGTTGTCAAATATTACGGGTATGCTCATTTAAAATAGTTCGTTATATACGCAGTCGTGTACAAAGTCGTAGTCCTCATTTAAGGTATCTATTTGGGCGTCTGTCATTATATCGCCGTCGTAATATGCCGAGACTATAAAAGCGTCGCAAAAGTCGGGATAGTCGTTTGTATCTATCCCGTCAATCTCTATGTTGTTTATTAGGTCGTAATTCATACTCCAGTACTTTGAGCCTCGTCTACGTCTTTAATCTCGTTAGAAGATAACGCGGTTACTATTGCCTCCTGATTGTGTGCAATATCTTTAACAAGGGAGTGAAGATTTGACAGCCTTGTTTCTAGTTCGGATACCCGTTTCCTCAAGACTTGCTTGTTTAATGGTTTGCTTTGTTTCTCTAATCTTGGCGTTTTCTCGCTCATAACTTTGATGCTTTTTAATTGTAGCGCGTTCCATATTTAAGAATGCGCTCATTTGGTTATTAATAAAAAATTGTACTCTCTCTTTTGGTATGCCGTCGAAATACTTATCGAAATCGGGCAGGTTATTTTTAAGCTCTTTTATCTCTGCATGGAGTTTTATATTAACCTTTACTAAACTCTTAATCTTATCCTTTGCCTCGTCCAAAGATATATGCTCCTCGACTATAGACTCTTTGGATTTTGTAGGCTGTAGAATCATGGCAAGGGATTGATAACTTTGTTTAAAAAAATCGCTGTATTTGTAATGTACATCGAAACAATTTAAAGCGTGCAATACTGAGGAGTGATGGTGTCCTGTGCTTTGTCCTATCTCTGCGAATGGTTTACCTGTTAGCTCTCTAGCAAAATGAAAGTATAAGCATCTCGCCATTACATACTCCCTTTGCCTTGTATTCTTATCTATTTTTAAACTGGTTACTTTCTCGACTGCTTTTTTAATCTTTTTTAACATAGTTGTTCTTTAAATTGTTTAAACTCTTCTAGGCTACGGATAACTATATATGTGAATCCTTGAGACTCTAGTAATTCCTGCCAAAGTATTTGGTCTTTGCTTTGCTTTCCTTTGGCGTTTTTAAGCTCAATCATAATGGCAGAGCTATTGTAATAATAAACCATATCGGCGCGCCCTTTAATTAATCCAAGCGCCTTATTTCTGTTGCCGTCTATTTTGTTGGCGGAGTTGTTTAGGTTATAGCAAAGCAAACCTCTCTCTTTGGGGTAGTGATTCCAATGCCATTGGAATATCTGGCTTTGTATTTTAACCTCGCTTAACATCATGCTCAAATATATAATAAAAATCGTCAAGTTTAACGGATAGAAATTTCTGCATTATAGACATGGTTAAAAAATTAAGGTCAAAGACGTTATTGTTAGTCTCTAGCTCTTTAACGATTCTATTCGCAGTATGAGGAAACTCCTCTATAAGTAGGTCAAGTTTTGTTTTAACATCTGGGTTTAATCTTTGTAGTAAGTTTTTCATTTTGTTTTAGTTTTTAAAGGTTTCTTAACTGAGTATCCGTTTCGTCTTAAAAGATTAACAGCTTTCTCGATTTCTCTTTGTTTGATTCTGTAATGCTCGAAAATTGAATTGCTTATTGTCATGATGTAAAATTTTAAAAGGGGAGTGATTAGCTCCCCGTTAGTTGTTTATGCTTTGTATCCAAATGCGTTAGATGCCTCGCTAGTGCATATAGTTGCTAGATTTGCGTACACGCTGTCTATAGCATTCCAAGTGTATCTCATTTGAGTAATTCCATGAAATGCTAGTACTCTAATCACTTCGTCTGTTACTCTTTGCTTACACATATAGCTTGTAGTTGTTAAGGTGTGAATAAATACGCTAGATAGTAACTCTACGATTTCAGCTGTTTTAGTGTTGATTTCTGTTGTTTTCATAATGTTTTGTTTTAGTTATTTTGTTTGATACAAATATACAGATGTTTATAACTTACAAACAAACAAATTTGTAATTTTAACAAAACTTTAACATTTAGCTGTTAACTAAAAACTTTAAATCTTTTTTTATTTACATACTCAAAACTCTTTTTGTATCCCACCGCCTCAAGGAAATCTCTAGCGTCTTGTCGGCAGGTTTTGCGATGCAATACCCAAGCCGCAGTTATATACTTATCCTTTACTGCTTGCGCTAGCTCTTTGTTTGACATCTCGCTGTAGTTTTTAATTACCTCGTTTTTGATTAGCTCAAGCCTAGCAATCTCTACCTCTTTTTTATTTATGAATTTATGAGAGCAATAAAGACAGACTTTTGTAGATGCTAATAGTATTGCCTTACATTTCGGGCAATCTTTTACGGGCGCAGGTTGTTCTCTTGTGAGTTTCTTTTTAAGACTCCACTCTCTAGGATTCTCCCAATGCCCTAGCCGTTTGATATTATTACCAAAGTCTAGTATATTAAAGGTGTTTAGTTTGTCGGTGGTCCTTGAGCCTCGTCCGCACATTTGCAGAAACAAAGGGAGCGAGGTTGTAGCTCTGTATAGTATTATAGTCTCGATGTCGGGTTGGTCAAATCCTGCGTTTAAAATACCGCAGTTACAGATTATAGCTTTCGGGGTTTCGTTGTACCATTGTAGTATCGCCTCTCGCTCATTCTTGGGTGTGTTTCCGTCGATATGTTTTGCCTCGTATCCTCTTGCATTAAATTGCTCACATACGACCTTAGAGCTTTTTACATTCGATGCGAACAATAATGTCTTTGTATTCTCTGTTAACCGCACCCAGTTATCTACCACTCCGATATAAGTTTTGTTATCCTCGTAATAGCTTGCGGTATCAAAATCCGCTCCTGTGCGCTTTAATCCTTTGGTATCTATTGGCACTCCGTAGCTATTTGCAGAGGATAGGAAACCCATTTTAATAAGTTCGAGAGTATCTATTCTTTGTACTATAGCGGTATAAAACTCGTCGAGAGATACGGCAGCCTTTCCCTTTCGCTCTGGAGTAGCGGTTGCTCCTATTACATAGGCTCGGGGGTTAATTAAAGGGAGTAGCTTTGTAAATACGTTCAAGTGAGCCTCGTCGATAACTACTAAAGTCTTGGACGCTATAAAATCTGTATAGGTTTCTTTACGTCTGTCTATTGTTTCGACCATACCAACATGGAGCTTTGCCTCTAGGTCTGGCTTTGAGCCGCTCGTTATATATTCGGGAGTGAGTCCAAACTTCTCAAAAGAGCTACCTGCTTGTTTTAGTAGCTCGCTCCTATGAGTTAATACTAGGACGTTCCCTCCGCGTTTTAAATGCTCCGATATTAAGTAGGTAAACATAATCGTTTTACC